AGGTGGTTTAAACCCACCCCCATATGCTGCTATTACTTTACCCATTTATAAAAGAAGTTATTTTAGATTGAGCTTCTTCTTTAGAAACTGAATTATCAATAATGTTCTTAACTTTATCTGAACTAAGGAAATCTTGCATGTCCTTATTTAATTTTTCGGATTGTGCTTTAGAACGAGCTTTTTCCTTATCAGTTTTGAGTTTAGCATCTGTAGGTCTAAAAGGAGTAATGTAGGTTTTTAAGATTTTTTCTACATCTTTCAGTGTTTCATCTTTACCAATATTAGAAAATGGAACAAAATTGTCACCAAACATTTGTTGATAAGTTTCAAAATTTTTAGCCACATCTAACCATGTTCTGTACACAGCCGAAGGCATTAAACTTCTATCTTCACCACCAGACTTTTCAAAGCGTCTTTCATTACGTTTTAACACTGTTTCTAAATCAGCATAAACATAAAGCATCATTACATCATACCCAGCTTCTGTTAACTGGTCATATAATTTTTTGGTTTGGTTAGCAGATGCTGAAGTGCCATCTAATACAAATGAATCTTTGTTTGCGATAGCGGTTGGAAGTTGTTCGTCTTTAAGTTTTTTAGTAGCAGCTTGCATTGCTCTCATAAATGCACTTCTATTTTCAGCATCAGTATCTTTTTGGTTTAGTGAAAAACCTTCAGCTTTTGCTAATGCTAAGATAGTGTCATCTAAATTGAAAGTTGTAAGACCACCTAAATCTAAATCTCCTAGAACAGATCCTTTACCAGCACCTGGGGATCCAGCCAAAATCAAGGCCTTAGGATTACCTTGAACTTCTTTCAAGAGTCTTTTTAGTGAAATCATTTAACGCGCGTTTTGATATAAATATCACAACTTTCGTTTCACTTGCGTCTTGAATTGCGTAAAGATTGGTTTGTGGGTGGGATTTTCTAAATCGAACAGTTTTTTAACAGTTCTAAAAATATCAAGGTTTTCATCTTGTGTACGCTTTGACTCATACATTTCCCATCCTTTACCTTGCATTTTACCACTTGCGCCCTTACGTTTGTTGGATTTTAACCAAAGAATACCATAACGGTTTGCTTCTTTACCATAACATTCTTTATACATTTGGCCATAAACCGCTGCCTGTAAGTCGTATGTTGTCTGTAAGTTATTGGACGTTTTAAAGTCGATAATCCACAGTTCCCCATCAATTTCACAAACCATGTCGCAAGTGCCAGCTACTTTAAGTTCATCGGAAAATAAATGTACCTCTGTTTCAATTAATGTAGGGTTATATTCTTCCCACCATTCAACAAAACGTAAAAACATTTGCCAAACATCAGGATGATAAATTGGACGACCATGAGGACCTAAAAAATTTAATTCTCCTCCATTTAAATACTCTTCGATCATTTCGTGTACTTGTGTACCTTCTTCACCAGCTTTTTTAACAATATATTCTGCTGAATATCCTACCTTTTTTAGCCAATCTTCAAAATATTTACCTTTTGGATAAGTTCCTAAAACATAAGTTACTGAGGGGTAATATTCGCCATTTCTCCGATAGTAACGGCTATCGGGCATTGTAATTTGTTTGGCGTCCTCAGAGATTTCCAAAATCCTGTCATAGGATTTTTTGATATTTCTTTTACTCATATTAATTCGAGTTTCTTTTCCATTAGATCATATTGTGTTAATGGAAATGTGTTTTGGATGAGATTTGTAAAATGAGCGAATCCCATTTCACTAGGGTCTTTCCCTTCGAGCTCTACTAAATAGACCTCCTTTCCTTCATTCATAAACTTTTCAGCAAACCTGAGTGCTTGCTTCCTAGCATCTGAATCCAGAGCAATGTAGATTTTTTTAACGGTTGATTTTACTATTTTTTTTAAGAGGTTAGGTTGTAAATTTTTACCTAACAATGGAATTGCATTGCGTTTAATAGCAATTGCATCAAATGGTCCTTCACACAATACCAGCGGTAAATCCCAGTTTATAAGCATTTCAAACGGTATAATATCGCGGGACGTTTCAGGGTTGCGGTATTTGACGAAAGGATTTTTTTCGAATGATCTAGCGGTAAAATAATTCAAATTACCTACTTCATTATAGGATGGGATAATAACCATATTTGCATAACGACCTGAATCGCAGTATCCTATATTGTATTTTAAAATGTCATCATTAGTAATACCTCGTTTTTTAAGGTATGAGTAGGCATGTCTTGCTACTAAATCAGTATTATCTAAGATGGATTTATATTCTTGAGGAAGTTCGAGATCTTGCTTTAGAACTACTTGTTCGCGTTCTTGTTCAGCACCAATTAATTTAAATAATTCCTCAAATTTTTCAGGTGAAGCACTTACTTTCTTAAATAATGTAGAAATTTTAGTACCTTTCTTATCACAGACCCAACAATGCCAGGGATTATATCCTTTTTTATTTTCGGAAAAGTTAATCTCTAGTTTTGGCTTATGGTGATTGCAATAAGGACAAGTGTGTGCTTGATTGCCCCTTGCAGTTCTTTTTCCGGCACCTAAAACCGAATTAACTAGATTGACTAAAAGTTCATTTATCATGAAGATCAATATACGAAACCTATTTTATAGAAACAACGTTAGCTAAAATCTTTTCGATAAAATTTACCTAAAATATTATCATTAAAAAATTCTTCTGGTTTTTCTAATACCTGATAGATCATCTGGTATTTAACTTCATAATAAGTAAGTAGTTTTTTTGATGGGGCTACTTCTAAAATATGTCTTCTAAAATTTTCAAGGGGTTCAGTTTCCATTAAACCCATTAATTCTTTATTTGACCCCCAATAATCTTGCCAATTTGATTCTTTAACCGCAAGTTTGTATGAAGGTTTTCTTCCAACTACTTGAGCGTATTCGGCTAATTCCTTTTTAGTAAGTTTAACTTTACGTGTGTTGAAAAGTATTTTTTTACCTACATAAGATCTATCAGAAGGGATGTGAGTAATTATATAAACAAACCCATATGTTTCTTTAGGAAAGTCAGAGACTCCCTCAATTTCTTTATTTTGGTATTTCCAATTCATTATACGTCGAAATTTACCATGATGGTAGTGTCTGTAAATTGAGAAATAGGAATTGGTTGTGATAATTTCCCAATTGCTATTAACTCTGTACTCTCATTATACAGACCTACTGTTGTTATATAAGGTGTAAAATACGATCCTGTAACAAAAGGATAATATTCATTGTCAGAGCTCCCCGTAAGTAACGAAGGATTTAATGAGTAACCAAACTCATTTTCTCTAATTGTACATTTATATTGTTGTTCGTAAAGTGTAATAGATGAACTAAATGCTATTGAAGCGCTTTGGAGATAACCATCATCAATATATAAATCAACTCCTATATTTTGGGGACCTCCAGAAAATTGTGTGTTTCTTCCTAACACAATAGTACCATGAGAATAAAATATTTGACCTACTACAACTGAGGCACTAATAATATTACCATCCCCATCGTCTGTCAAAAATACAGGATTTGTGGCAGAACCAGTAAATGTAAATTCAAAAGTATAGGGTACAATATTTTCCCCAAAAAGTTTAGTAGGAATGCTTATGGTGGTTATATTATCTCCTGATCCAGTAGTAAGGTATCTTGATTGAGTTAATGAAGATTGTAAATAGTTTTCATAACGAGGAGCTTCAATAGGACCAACGTATCTATCATATTCACGAGATACCCCAGGAACTACACTTTGAGTTACATAGTCATCCCCCATACTTGAAGTACGATAATTACTATAATAAAGTTGTTTTGCACTATTATAAACTACAGATGCTGAGAGGGGGGAGACAAACCCAGATACTAAATCTGAGGTTGATCCATAATCAACATTTCTTCCATAGTAGATATCAATTCCAACGTCACTCCCAGTAATGTCGTTTCCGACAAATCTAAAACTTTTATCAGCTTCAAATGGAGTTATAGTAACATCCTTCGTTGTAAATTGTTTGAACGCACTCATTCATTAGAAATCTAACTTAACTCTTACAAGAAGTTCTTTTGTAAAGTCTTTAAGTAAGGGTCGGGATAATTTAGCTACTGCTAACAATTCTTGACTGTCATTATATAATCCTACAGTTGTAATATATACTTGTGGGTCGTTAATAAATGAATCAAATAATACAGCCCCGGTAGATCCTGAAATAAATGATGGGTTAGTAGAATAGTTAAACTCGTCGTTTCTTGCTCTTACGAAAACATAATCTGATGATAATGTTTCTTCTGAGTTGAGTAAGAAATTGGCTCCTTTATTAAGGGAAGCAAATACTCTTTGAGCATTTTCATTATCAGTATCAAATTGTCTTTGAGTACCTAAGTTAATACCACCATTAGTACTAATACTACTTCCGTCTAATGCAGGACCACTTAATAAGATTAAACCAACATCTGGAAGAACCCAACCATATGAACCT